GATTTAAAAAAACAAAATAATTTTTTTTATTTTTTTTTATTGTAAATAAACCCTATTAAATAAAACGTTTTATTCAATATATGGATTACTTGGGTTAAATTTCTTTTTTTCGGTTTGCAATTAAATCTTAGATTGCTATACTGAACTTATATGAATTACATAAATACATATAAAAACACCGAAAGGGGAACTATGCCTAATTCAAATATCTGTATCGACTCATTGCACGGGGATCAAGTATCTCTTGCAGAATGGATTAAATCTCTCAATGAATGAACAAAAACTAACATACCAAGCCGAAAGGCAGGCGGGTAAATCCGCACCGCAATTTAATTGGATCATGCCTGATATAGTTGATATTATAAAACTAGATCCAACCCAAGCACAAAAGCTTTTAAAAAGAGCGGGCAACAAAATTATCAATTCACAATATTACAGACAAAATTTTGACCCACGTAAATTTGTAAATGTAGATTGGGTATGTCCGCAAAAACCAAAAAAATACACATTGCACAATTTTAGCGGATCCCATAACGGCGGTGGGCTAATCGTATCAACATACAATTCAACAACGGGTAAAGGCAGAGCATGTATGCACGGGCTAGGCGGTAGCGCAACAATAACAATGAGTATGAACAATTGGTCTTGGAATGATGAAACTCTACTTCATGAAATAGCACATATAAACACAAACGGCCACGACAAATCATTTAGAAATAGATTACTTCAACTAACGGGGTATTTCAGATCACATGCGTATCAAGAAATATTATTTAGATCATTCATTGATACAAACGCAAGCGTAAATCCTATACGCCATTCACAACAATGCGTAGATCAAATGAAACTAACAATGGAGGGATTCATTGGGGTAGATTTTAAATCAATTGCAATTGCAGACAAATGTACATATACAACAAACAATAGAAAAGAATATAAAGAAAGACTTGTATGGCAGAGCGAACGCGGGGTTGGACAAAATCATTGGACTAAAATTACCGATCAACAAATTGATGAATACAAATCCAAACAAATGACGGCATAAAGACGAACCCAAGAAATCCACAAAACGCTTTTTTACTATATAACAATTATCTTATGGCGTGATATAATTCAAAGATGACAGAAATAATTTACACCGTTGTTGGAACAATTGAAATACGGACGGAGGGTAATTCTCCAAATGAATGCGACGAGCAATTTAAAAATCAAATAAATGTTATTCAAGCGCTTACTGATAATAGTGAGATTCAATTTATCGGGCGAATGGAAAACATAACGAACGAACATTGGCCAATTGAGGACGATCTAAACAATGGCTAGTCTTACTTCATTACGGCAGGCCATTGGAACTAACATTGGAAACAACCTATCTAATATAAGCGTTTATTCATACGTTCCTCATAGGTTTGATCCACCGCTAGCCGTTGTAAGCGTATTGGAAAATTTAGAATATGACTTTTCAATGGCGCGAGGTTCTGACAAATTTATAATTCCTGTTAGACTATTTGTATCTAATATTGACGGGCAAGATAGTCAAGAAACGTTAGACGCTTTTTTAAATAGCTCGGGATCCTCGAGCATGAAAGTAGCAATTGAAAGCGATAAAACGCTTGGCGGGATTGCAAGCACCTTACGAGTAGTTGAGGCACGGGATTATGGGGCGTTTGAATTAAACAACGTTGAATTATTAGGCGTTGAATTTTTAGTTGAGGTAATAGCATGACATACGAAGTAGTGAATGGATTGACATTTAAAGATAAATATTTCGCAAAAGGACAAGCGATATCAAATAAAGATATTCCGCAAAAGTCAATTAAATGGTTAGTTGATCAGGGCGAATTAATTAAAATCACAAAAGAATATAAAGAAAAAAAATTACAAGAATTAACTAACAAGCAAGAGGAAGAATAACTAATATGGGTTATGGACGTAGCTATGGCGGAGGTTCAAGCACAAGAAACCGCAGGCGAAATAGAAGAAACAGAGGTAAAAGATAAATGGCTTTTAAACATGGTAAAGATACAAAAGTATTTTTAGATCAAACAGAAATAAGTTCTTTTTTACAAACCGCTGATTCAACAAGAACTGTTGATTTGGCCGAATCCACCACGTTTGGAAATTCAAACAAGACTTATATTACGGGTGCAAAAGACGGAACGATTGCATTGGCGGGGTTTTATGACGCAACGGCAGATTCTCCAATTCAAACGTCATTAGGATCATCAACCGATAAAATTCTCGCAATCGGGATTGACGGATTAGACGCAAACGATCACGCAACATTTGGAAAAGGTAATATTACAAACTACGGATTAAGTTCTCCCGTTGGAGATATCGTTGCTTTTTCAGTAGATTATCAAGCAGACGAGGGTTTATTTACGGGTAAAGTATTAGAGAACGCAACAAAGACTTCAACCGCAAGCGGTACGGCACGTGATAATACAACGGCAACGGCAAATGGCGGGGGCGCTTTTATCATTGCAAGTACTGTAAGCGGATCATCTCCAACATTAGACGCAAAAATTACCCATTCAGCAGATAATTCAACTTATGCTGATTTGGTTGCATTCACAAGACTTACTAGTGCAGGGGCGGAAGTAAAGGCGGTCGCAAAAGGTACAACGGTTAATAGATACCTAAAAGTCGTATTTACAATAGGTGGAACAACCCCGTCATTTTCTGTTATAGTAGGATTTGGAAGAAACAAATAGGAGGAATATAAGGTGGCTTTCGTACATGGTAAAGACAGTAGTTTTAAACTAGACAATGCAAGCGGATCATTAACCGACATTAGCGCATACGTTAATTCAGTAGATTTTCCACAAACCGTTGATTTAGCAGAAACAACAACGCTTGGCGACGACAATAAAGAATATATTGTTGGTTTAAAGGACGCAACTATATCTATTGCGGGTGCTTGGGATAGTACAGCAGACGATATTCTTGGCGCCGTAGTAGGTCAAGCAGGTTCGCTTTCTTATGAGTATTCACCCGAAGGAACTGCAAGCGGTAAAATAAAATATACAGGCGAGGCATTTATAACCTCATACTCAACTTCTTCTCCCGTAGGAGATGTTGTTGGTTTTAGCGCAGATATGCAAGTTTCGGGTGCGGTAACACGCGGTACTCATTAGAACTTGATTAGTTAGGACGCACAAATGACAAATAAAAATATTAAAAGACTAACGGCAGATTCAATTAGTAGTCTGCCGAACGTTCCCGAACAAGAATTTATAATTCAAGAATGGGGCGTTTCTATAAAGCTCAAAGGCATTTCCAAACAAATGCAAATTAATTTGGGTCGTATTCTTGATGACGAGGGAAAAGACGCTTTTGATTATCAAAAAGAATTATTAAAAACATGCGTTATTGATCCCGAACTTGATGACGATTTAATTAATGAGCTATATAACAAAGATTCAAACATTGTTGATCGTATATTTTTAGCTATTAACGAATTAAATGGAATCGGAGGTTCCGCAGACGCGGACGAATTTCAAGACTAATAGCGACTTCTATTTCCAATTTAAACTTGCTCGGGAACTAGGAATGACACGGGGCGAATTAATCACTAGAATGAGTTCATTAGAGTATGAGCAATGGGTTGCTTTTTATATATTTGAACAAACCGAATTAAATAAACAAAGAGCAATTACTGAGGCGGAGTACAAGAAAAGGAAATAAATGGCCGTATCAAATATAGTTTTAAACATAGTTACAAAAGGCGCTGAATTAGCAAAGCGTCAATTATCGGGGATTGGTAATAGCGGAGATAAAAGCGCCAAAGGTTTGGGGAAATTCGGTACGGCAATGAAGATTGGTGTTGTTGCGGGTGCCGTAGCAATGTCAAAGGCCTTAGTATCCGCAACAAAAGAATTTATTGCTTTTGATGACGCAATGAATCAATCGTTGGCCATTATGAACGCCACCGTTGAACAACAAGAGGATATGGGGCGTACGGCTCGCCAAGTAGCTTTAGAGACAACATTTAGCGCTAAAGAAACCGCCGAATCCTTTTTCTTTCTAGCGTCAGCGGGTTTAGACGCCGAGCAACAAATTGAAGCATTACCTCAAGTAGCAAAATTCGCTCAAGCGGGTATGTTTGACATGGCCACCGCAACAGATCTTGCGACAGACGCTCAATCCGCATTAGGACTAACGGTATCGGACGCGCAACAAAACTTGACAAATTTGACTAGGGTTACAGACGTTCTTGTGAAAGCAAATACATTAGCAAACGCAAGCGTTCAACAATTCTCAGAGGCGCTTACTTCAAAAGCAGGATCGGCCTTAAAAGTAGTAAATAAAGATATTGAGGAGGGCGTCGCGGTGTTAGCAGTTTTCGCGGACGCAGGTGTAAAGGGCGCAGAGGGTGGAGAAAAATTAAATCAAGTACTTCGTGATATTCCAAGAGCAACCGCAAAGAATGGAGATGAATTTAAAAAGCTAGGACTTGAGATGTTTGACGCGCAGGGCAATATGAAAAATGTTGCCGATATTGTTGAGGAATTAGATAGAGTACTAAAACCAATGTCCGACGAATTAAAAGCAAGTACGTTGGATCAATTAGGACTAAACAGAGGTGTAGCCGACGCGGTCAAAATTCTATCGGGATCAACGAACAAAATAAGAGAATACGAATCAGCGCTGAGGGATTCGGGCGGAACTACTCAAGAAGTTTCAGAGAAACAAATGGGATCTTTACAAAGTCAATTAACCGTGCTTGGAGACAAGTTCGGCGAAATAGGATTGTTAATAATGGAGCGAGTATCTCCCGCGCTTGAGGACGCTATTGGATTCTTTGATAGATTAGCTCAGGGCATAATAAACGTGTTAGATCCACAAAGCGATTTAAACAAAGCAATTGCGGAGGGCACAAAACTTATGGAGGAGCAAGGACTAATTTTAGGCATGGGCGGTGTTGAGTATGACAAATATAGCAACGCTCAACAAAAAGCAGAGGAGAAAGAACAAGCGCTAATTAAAACTCATCAAGACTTTGCTCAAGCAATGAGAGATTTAGAGCAAGAGCAAAATTTCTTAAACTCGGTACAAAAGGACGCTATTAACAACGCTCATAGGTACGAAATAGAATCAATGAACGTAAGCGACGCGCTAATAGATCAAAGCGACGTTACTAAAGAATTAACAGAAGAAGAAATAAAACTTAATAAGGAAAGAAAAGAAAAATCATTAGGCTTATTGCAAAAAGTACTTGGCGCCTATCAAAAATTAAAAGATATTGAAGAAAATGTTATTGAATTACAAAATGACGAAAAATCCGCAAAAGATAAATTAACAAAAGCTCAAGAAAAGCAAACATTAGCTCAAATTAAAGCAGATACCATGCTTGACGAATTAAACAAAGAAAAAGAAAAATCAAAACAAGTAACGCTAGAGGAAGAACTAGCAATTGAAAGACAAAGGCAAGCAGTTGAAAAATTAAATAACGTTGAGGAAAGAACAAAAATTCAACAATTAGAACTACAACTAGCAAAACAAAAATTAAACGAATTAATTGAGGCGAGTACTTCTGCAACAAGACAAGAGGAGCAAGCGCAAGCGGATTATCAAAGCGCTTTAGATGATGTTGCAAGAGAAAAAGAAAAAGTAAAAAAAGCAACGGAGGATTTAGAAAAAGCAACAAAAGACTTAAACAAAGCAACCGAGCGCTCTATTGAAAATGTTTTAGAGCAAGCAATTGCAAAACAAGAACTAGACGAGGCATTGGCCGACGTTTCTTCAATAGGGGCATTAAAAGAGGGGTTACAACAAATGGTTAATGCGGTTGGAGGATCATTAGGAGATTTATATTTAGAATTTAAAAAGATATTTGATTTATCGGGAACTCCTGTTTCCTCGTCTTTTGGTGGCGGTGGCGGTGGAAAATCTCCAACGGTTTTTGATACAAGCGGAGGTCAAGCCGATAAATTTGTTTCACTATCAAGTGGCGGTGGATCAAATTCTTCCTTTGCGGGATCTGACGCATTCCGAGTTATGAACAATACAAACATTAACGTAAATGTTGAGGGCGCCTTACAAGACAAGCAATCAATACAAGACGCGGTTGCGATAGCCGTTAAAAAAGCAAGCGATAGAGGAATTGAGGGCTTAGCATGAGCGTTGCTTTTGATAGTAATGTCAATATTACTGTTGAAATTGCGTTTGATAGCGAGCCTTTTGAGGAATCTCAATCATTTACAGACGTTAGCGAATATGTTAGAGCATTTAATACAACTAGAGGGCGTCAAAACGAACTCGGTCAATTTGTAAGCGGGTCTGCTGAAATACTTTTATCTAACGCCGATAATAGATTTAATCCAAGTAATACAAGTTCTCCATACTACGACTCAACAAACTCAAGAACAAAAATACAACCATTGAAAAGATTTAAAATTTCAGCAACATATAGCTCATCAACCTATGTCATATTTGAGGGATTTTTAACAAATATCCCCGTTAAATTTACCGCTCAGGGTCAAGATTCAATTGTTACCTTTAGCGGATCAGACGCTTTTAAATTATTTCAATCTCAATTACTTGATACTCGGTCGTGGCGTTTAGGGCGAGCGGGATTCAGTAATTTAGGCCAAACAACAAGAATAGGTTACGAAGACGAAACGGAATTATCATCAGCTAGGATAACAAGAATATTAAACGCAATCGGGTGGCCGTCAAATAGACGAGATATAAACACGGGTACTTTAAACGTAACAAGTCAATCATTAACGGATAATGTTTTGTCTGCTTTACGAGAATGTGAAATATCTGAGAATGCTCAATTTTTTATTAGTAAAGACGGAAAGGCAACATTTAGAAATAGAGATTACAGACTTTCTAATACAAACGCGGTCAATGTACAAGCGACGTTTAGTAACACGGGGACTAACTTGCCGTATAGCGACGTTTCTTTGTCTTTTGATGACAATGAGATTATTAATGTTTATGAATGGACTAGATCGGGCGGATCAACTCAATATATATCGGACGCAGATAGCGTTATAAGATACACCGCAAAAAGCTCGGCAAAAACTACATTAAACACGAGCGACGCAAACGTATTATCTTTAATAGAACAAAAAATTGCAGAAACCTCTTTACCTATTTTGAGGTTTGATAGATTAGTTGCAAACCCAAGACAAAACACGGCAATATGGCCACAAGCATTAGGGAGAGAATTTGGAGATCGTATTAAGGTAATTGTAAAAAATCCGAACGCGACTACAATAGAGGACGAACTATTTATTGAAAGCATAAAACATAACGTGAATGCTAGTACTCAATCATGGTCTTGGGAGGTTACATTATCTCCCGCAGGATCATCTGCTTGGATTTTAGGACAAGCTAAGTTAGGAGAGGGCACGAGGTTTGCTTATAGCTAGAAAGGAATTTTTATAATATGGCGGGCGCGGGTTGGAAAAGTTACTCTACAGGAGATTTAATAAGCGCAACGGAATTTCAAACGTTTATACAAGACCAAGTTGTTCAAGTATATGCGGATTCTTCCGCACGTGATACAGCGCTTGGTACAAGCGACGCGGAGGGAATGTTTTGTTTTCTAAAAGATTCAAATACTTTACAATTTTATGACGGAAGTTCTTGGGTTAATTTTATAGGCGAGGGTGATATTACGGGGGTTACAGCGGGAACAAACCTCTCGGGCGGTGGTGTATCGGGTGCCGTGACGGTTAATTTAGCTATTGATAGCGAGGTTGCCTTTGCAGACCAAGTAGCAAGCGCAATAGTTCTTAAGGATTATGCAGAAACAGACGTTGCTTTAACTTCATCATCAAACGCTATTGCAATAAATTTAGCTAACGGAAATACGGGATCAATAACATTAACGGAAAATATAACCGATATAGATTTTACAAACGTTGCAACAAATGGGGTATCAACATTTACATTACAAATAACGCAACACGCGTCTAGTGCAAAAACGGTTGCAATTAATCAAATAACAATAAATGGCGGAGGTCATGTAACGGGAAAAACTGCGGGCGGTGGAGGATACACCGTTTCGTCGGGTGCAAATGCAATTGATTTAGTTACTTTCTTATTTTTTGACGCGGGAACTCCACTAATAAACGCATTACAAGAATTTAGTTAGGAGCCTTTATGCCTTTAGGTAGTGCAAGATTTGGTCTAAGTGGTGGTGCAGTTCAAGATTTAGTATTAATTCAAACACAAACACCTAGTGCAGTTGCAAATATAGATTTTACAAGCATTAATGAGAGTAAGTATAAAATTCATTTTGTAACATATACTCTTAAAGGAGCAAGCTATGAAGAGTTTGGTTGTAGATTTATAGAGGGTGGAACGGTCGAGAGCAGTAGCGTTTATAAAAAAGGTCTATTTACAATTTTGTCGCAGGGCAATAACGAAGATAGTAACGCAGATATACATGCTAATAGTACTTCAGCAACCGCAATTGAGATTGGCGAAAGTTCGGCAAGCGCAAATGGTAAGGGTGGTAGTGGTTATTTTTACATATACAACGCAGGGGATAGCAACTTATATACTTCTATAAGCACACATTTTACAGGACTTAACAACTCAAATAATTTATTCAAATCACACGGAGGTGGAACTATGGATCAAAAAAGCACGGTTAATGGATTTAGAATATTAGGTTTAAATAGTGGTAGTAATCTTACGGGAACAATTTCTTTATATGGGGTTACTTTATGAGTATAGAAAAAATTAAATCAGTTACATTAACAACAGGAGTTCAATCTATGCAGATAGATGATATATTTTCTGCTGATTTTTCTTTATATAAAATAGTTGGCGTTGGAATAGTTGGAGAGAACTCAACTGATACAGGCGTAAATATCAGATTAGTAAAAGCGTCTGACGGTAGCGTTGAAAGCGGTGGCGTTTATGAGTATGCACTATATAGGTTAAAAGCGGAGGCGAGTTTTAGTGATAGTAGAAGTACAAGCGATACTCGTTGGACGAATACCTTTGCAGGTGCAGACGATAGCGGTAGAGCGGGTAATGGTGTTGTTTATGTAGGCAATCCATTTCAAGCATTTACTTCTGCTTGTATTTGGGAGAGTACAGAATATGCTAGTGATAACCATAGAGCTATTTTTGGGATTGGTAGAATACAAAACACAACTTCTTATGACGGAATTGTTGTTGATATGAACGAAACTGCAAGTCGTATTGGTGGCGGTAAGCTAGTAGTATATGGAATATTATGAGTAATTTTGTTCAATTAAGTACGGCTACTGCTAGTAATAGCGGATCGGTTACATTAACGGGAATAACAAGTGATTATAATACTTGTGTTTTATATTATTCTGATGTAGTTCCTGCTACAGGCGGTGCAGATTTAATGGGAAGATTTACGCAAAGCGGTACGGGCAACTCAAATAGTAATTATGTTATGGGACTTGCTTATGCAAGAACCGATCAATCTTTTATTTCTTCTCAATACAATAACTTAGGACTTGCGGGTAGAAATCAAATAAGTATGTCGGGCTCAACGGACAATTCTAGTACTTCAGGTCATCACGGTGTTGCATATATATATTCTGCTAACGACAGCGGTGATAACACGAAAATGGTTATATATAACAATTATTTATCAGACGGTAGTACGAAATTAATGTTGGGGCAATTTGAGGGAGCAATATTAAAGGAACTGACTACTGTTGACGGGATACTAATATATTTTGATACAGGTAATATAACAAAAGGCAATTTTGTTTTATATGGATTAAAAGAATAAAACCAATTAATATATGATAGGATAAAAATATGGCTACTAAAGAAGAACTACAAGCGTTAGCAGACCAAGAAATTGAGGACGCTAAACCAATTAATAAATCAGTAAATGGAATTGTATCAGAATTTTCTGATGATGATTACGCACAAGCGAAGATAGATTTAGGTAATTCTAAATGGAATGACCAACAATTTGGCTACATTGAGGCAAGACAAAATGCTTATTTACCAATAGGAGAGCAACTAGACATGCAATATTGGGACGGTGTTAATGAAACTACAAATTGGAAAGATCACATTGCTCAAGTCAAAGCCGATAATCCAAAGCCTGAATAATGAAAATTAATCTTATTCGTCATCAATTTGGTAATGACGCAACAAATGGAATGCTATTTATAGACGGCGTCTTTGAATGTTATACGCTAGAGGACGAAATACGCGACGTTAAAGTATATGGAGAGACCGCTATTCCTTACGGAACATATCCCGTAGAATTTAGAAAAGAGGGCGGATTTCACAATAAATATTCTGCGCGTTATGGCGCGGATCATTTCGGAATGTTAGAAATTAAAGATATTCCAAACTTTAAATGGGTGCTTTTTCATAGTGGTAACACCGACGAAAATTCGGCGGGTTGCGTTCTTGTAGGTGATACTCAACAAGATTTAGATGTTAGCAAAGACGGGTTTATTGGATCTAGCAGAAACGCATATAAAAAATTCTACGACAAAATTGCAAAATCTATGAATGCAGGAGAAAAAGTAACTCTAGAAATAACCGCAATAAATTTAACCACAAATTATGGAGATTCCAACAACGACAACAAAGCGTCAAATGATGATTATTTAACACCAAATTATAAAGAAAAGTTAGATCAAATTTATAGTAATACTAATTTAATAAAAAATTACATAACAAAAGGAATTGCACCTCTTTAGGAGGTAAATTGAAAATATCTTGTCCCGAATGTAAAAATTTTTTACAATGGGACTATAATAATAAAAATAAAGGTTTCCATTGTAGAAACAAAGAATGCTCCAAGTATAATAAAAAACAAATCTCAATATTGGAGGAAGAATGAAAAAAAATAATTGGAAAGCATATTGGAAATTTATGTTTTCAAAAGCATTTCGTACGGGACTGCAATCTGCGCTTTCACTATACTTAGCAAATTCAACGGGAATTATAGACGCTCAATTATTTGAATTACTTGGCGTAGCTTTTTTAAGTTCATTTATAACCGTGATTCAACACGCTTTAGAGCAATATAAACCAAAGGCAACATTTGAGGATTAATGAAAGCAACTGTTAATTTAAATCAAATATTACAGGGCGGTCTAGCGGGTCTTGTAGCTTGGCTTTTTAAAACCGTGAATGATCTACAACAAGAAGTTGCCGTTTTAATCGTACAAATTAACGACGCAAAAGATGATTTAATTTCTCTTGCAATGAGAGAGCAAGAGCTAAATTCAGCAATTACCGAGATCTTAATAAAACTAGGAGGATAACAATGGACTGTTGTGGTAATGGTTGTTGTGGTGGTAGGTAATGGGCGAGTTTGAATTACCCGAAAATTTTATAACCGACAACCCACAATTTGTAGATACTTCTCAAGAATTTAATGACGATTGCGGAGATTCTTGTAAGATATAATGATCAAAAAATTAAAAGATAATCTAGCCTTAGTTGTAACGGGTATAACGTTACTTGGATCAATAGGCGCGGGGTTTCAATCAGTTACAAACATTGTTAATACTTTAACGGGTATTGACGACCGCATGAATAACATAGAATATGAATTTTATCAATTAAAAGAAAGCACAATGGTATCAAATGACATTGCTGTATTATATGAAAAAATATACGCGCTTGAACAAATTGCTTACAATGCAGAATTTTTAGAAAATGAATTAACTACATTAAAAGCAAATTATCAAAATTTAGACAATGAGGTTAGAGATCTTGAATGGAAACTAGAGGATTTTCAAGCAAGATACATAAGCGAACTAAACAATCCGCCACAAGATAGTCAAGCTTATGAATTGATGAAATGGGAGTGGCAAGATTTACTTAAAAAAATAACAACATTAGAAAACAATCAACTAGAAACATGGGAGTTAGATAATTTACGAGATAGGGTTACTTATCTTGAGGCATATATGCACCAACATTAAAGGAGGACATTATGGAACAAATTTTTATGGGGATCGTCGCATTTTACTTTTTATTAAAATCAATTTATTTTATTATCAGTAAGGTTGATAAACTAGAAAAAGAAATTTTAAAATTTAAAGAATGGGATTGGATTGACGATGACGGCAAAATGTAGTTGTAAAATACTTTGTTGTGGTTGCTCTCTACATTGTAAGGGGCTTTTAAATGGCCGATAACGGATATACTCAAAAAGAAATGATCAATAAAGTTATGAAAGACATAGAGAAATTATTTGAGAAACTAGATCAAATACAGAAAGATTTAGCAACGCGACCAACACGGCAAGAGATTTATGGTTGGATCATTGCAGGAATATCTATTGCTACTCTTATAACTATATTGATGTAAGCTTAAAAATAAGTATAAGCAAAAAAGAAAGAACGCTTTTCATCTTTGATTATGCTTTGTGTTTGACGACAAATTGGACACTTGTTAGGACACAAAAATGGCGGGAGTTATGATCCCGCCATTTTACTTTTTATAATATATTTAATCGTCGCTAACTAATATTTTTATTTCATTATTAGTAAGAAGTTTATTAAATGGCTTATCTTCAGGGTGAAACAAAAGATTTGTTTTCGCTAAAGAAAAAGCAAGATCTAAACTTAATTGATTCCAATTAATATACTTTTTGTTAAATATAGAAATTAATACTAATTTTATAAATAATTTCATTTATGTTCCTCCGTTTTCTTGACTTAAACATAGCAATCTTAGATTTAAATGCAAGTATTATTTAATATTTTTTTAAATGGATTTATACACGGAAACCGTCTAAATAGGACACGCGTTGTCCAACATGCACGGAAACCGTCTAAATAGGACACGCGAATTATTGCATGCACGGGCGCCGTGTTAAACGGACGGATAGAAGTTCGGGCAGTGCGTCTAAACGGTTAAACCACAAGATAGAAATTCCAATTATTTAAGCAAACGGTTTTTAAAACATACTATATGTGGGGGGTATTTTAGAAAAACAAGTAACCACAAGCGTTGTTATCTCTTTATTTTTTAAACGAGTTAAACCCTTAAACGTAGGATTTGTTTTGAAATTTAACGAGTTAAACCCTTAAACGTAGGATTTGTTTTGAAATTTAACGAGTTAAACCCTTAAACGTAGGAATCAATTTCAAAAATTAACGAGTTAAACCGTTAAAAATCAACATTGTTTTTTTGATCAACGAGTTCTTTATAGTACTTTTAGATTATCCCAACCATTTTTTGAAACGGTGAATGTTAATATTCCATGTGAAGTTGTTAATCCCATACGCGCCTCTAATTCTTTTGATGTATCAAGCGAGGGGGATTGAAACCAAGTACGGCCACGTTCAGTTAATACTCGTAAATGATGATAATGTCCCGATACTAAAATGTCCGAACTTCCGCTTACGATTTTTGCATGGGCTTGATTTTTCCACCAATTCATTAATTTATTTTCTATGTTGGATCCGCCACCCGTCATGTGACCATGATAAAAAGTAAGTCTTTGATCTTTAACGTCAATTGTTAAATAAAAATCATTAGGCACAACTGTTTTAACATGCTTGTATCTCTCTCTATCCTCAATAATTTCTCCAACGATTTGAAATATTGCGGTATCGGAGTTGTCTAGTCTTGATGTTGATACTTGATTTTTTCCTGATCTATATTCAGAATGGTTACCAACAACGGCTCCGATAACAATTTTAGGAGCTAGTTTTAATAATCCGTCTAGTACTTCAAGCAACATTTTA